TAAATCCGTATTTTCATAAAAATATTTTATTGCCTTTAGATGCGACATCGTGCAGGCAAGTTCCCCAGATGATATAAGTTGAGGCCACTTACCAGCAAGAAATTCACTTACATCACTATTTCCTCTCCCATCAAAAGCAGATATTCTAGTATGCTCAATATTATAGTAATTGAGCAATTCATTCATATGATATTGTCGATCAACTTCAGAATCAAGATTGATCCAAAGTATTGGACCAATCCCGTTAAGTTTTTTCTTAATAGTAGAGGTGTCAGTCATTATTTCAAATCTTTATATAGTTTAAATCCTTTATTTACACAATGCTCAAGATAATCAGACATCTCTCCAGTTTGACTATTTACGTGGAAGATTGCGTGTTTATCAGTCCCATACTGCATACCTTTTAGACTACTCCACATAGAAGTATCATTTGGAGGATGAGGAGCAACCCAAGTCTTTAGATCTGTATATTTTTGAAGCATATATGAAAAATGAATGTCTTCCCCGCACAACATTGTCCAAGGTTCATTATCTGGAAGTTCTCTCCAAAATACCGAAAGCAAATCTCTAGAGAAGAACCAACTATGTCCAACTATATCTACTTCAACTGGTTCTGGATTATTTCCCATACAATAAGACATATTGTCCCAACCATATCGAAGATATCTTCCGTCTGGTGCTTGGTCCAATTCATACCTAGAGTTTTTGAACCGAAGTCCAATGCCACCAAGAAGACCAGGATGAGTCTCATACGTGTTTAGACAATTTTCCAACCATTTGGACCCTGGAATAGTATCATCATCAAAGACACAAACATAATCAGTTCTAGCGTTTAGTGCATAAGCAAATCGTGCCCACACACCATAATTATAATTACTCAATGCAGAATTGAGTTGGCAATAGGTATCTTCATCATACGAAAATCCAGGTGCAGTATTTTGCCAATAAAATATTTCATTTACTGGTACTGTTTGTCGTCTAATTGCCTCTACCTGTTCTTTTAAATTATTTCTCTTAAACCCATTTAAAACTACAGTAATACTTTTGCTCATAATTTGTATATTCAGTAACTATTTTTTAATTTTATATTTAATTTTAAATAAAAGTTCTTTATTTTGATCAATTTGATGAGAAATATCTGAACTTAATTCTGGACGAGGAATTAAATTATGAGTTGTTAAAATATATTCCAACAAGTCATCATATTTTTCTTTCCCCATTTGCCAATGCAATTCTAATGCAATATATTTTACTTGGGTCAAATCTTTGTTATACAAGAAATTATACTCACTGGTTTCACAATCACATTTTAAATAATCAATTTTTCCACCGCACCTTTGCAGAATAGTTTCCAAGTCTACGGTTTTGCACTTTGCTACTGGTTCACCTCCCCAATGCTCATTAATGGAGTCCCCCTTAATTGCGTTACTTCCAGAATCCAAATTAAAGTGAGGAACCAAGTCTACCTCATCTAGACATTTATCTAGGACTGCTTCATTATATCCAACGACATTTGGATAGTTTTTTGACTTCTCCAAGCAGATTTCATAACAAGGTCCGTAAGGTTCATAAAAATGAACTGATGAAAAAATGTCAGCATATTTTTCAAAAAAGCATCCGACGTTAGAACCAACATCGACACAAATTCCTTCTTTTACATCATCTGGGACATAATATGCTCCCAGATTATACTCAGTTATAGATATAGTCATATATAAAATCCTATTAAATTATTTAAAGTTTGGACACGGACAAACAAGGTCTGAGTAGTAATTCCTGCCCAAATAATATGCCCTTGGATTTCCAGTATCAATCCAAGGATCTAACGTAGACCCCACGTCAAGATACGTATTTTTTTTATTTGTCTCCCAAAGTTTATAGCATAATATATTGGAAAGAGGACCAGCAGAAAATAAAAACAATCCATCTTGAATGCCTTCAGATTCAATCTCTTCAATCAAATCTAAATTATTAATCCAGGCATTATAATCAACTGGGTAAAATTTCTCAACTTTGAATGGAAGAGTCCTTATATTTGCTTCTTTATTTGCCACCAAATAAATTTTTTGAGTCTTAAAAAACTCAAGATAATTGTCAACAAAGAATGGATAATTTTTATTTACAAAAATATTTGCATATGTAATGTTGTCCGGGTTTTGCTTAGAAAACTCAGTCATTTCGACATAGCAAGGACAAATCGCAACATAATAATTATCATCAGAAAACTGCAATGATTCAGTTAAATATTTTCTTGCGATATTGAATTTATCATCACTTCCAGTAGTTGACCATTCAGTAATTCCTTTTTGAGGATTTACTCCACACTGTAATGGTCTACCAGTGATTGCTGCCCATTCACCATCACCATATCTACTAAGAGAGAACTTATCACCTCTTTGAAGTTTTTCATAGAAGAATGCTATTTCTTCTTGATAATTTTTATTCATATGATTATTTTATAGAGATTTATCACCCTTACGATGAACTAATATTATACCAACAATTGCAGGTACACTCAATATGTAGTAAAGAATCATTGAGGGTTTATTTTGATTCCATTTGATTCTTAATCCAATTATAAGTTTTCAGAATTCCTTCCTCAAGAGTTTGGGAATAATCCCATCCAAGTTCTCTACGAATCACATCATTATTAGAATTACGACCACGAACTCCAAGAGGAGCATCAAGTTTATGATTCTTCTCAACTTTTTTCCCAGACACCTTAGCAGCAGTATCTACAAGTTGATTGATAGTCACCATCTCTTCTGAACCAATATTTACAGGTCCAATGAAATCCGATTCCATCATTCTACGAGTTGCTTCAATACACTCATCAATATAGAGGAATGAACGTGTCTGCTTTCCATCTCCCCAGACTTCGATAGTTCCACCCTCTTCTGGAAGATATGCTACTTTACGACAAATTGCTGCGGGTGCCTTCTCTCTTCCACCCTCCCAAGTTCCTTCTGGTCCAAAGATATTATGATACCTAGCAACTCTAACAGGGATACCATAATTACGGTGGTAAGCAAAGTATAGACGTTCAGAGAAGAGTTTTTCCCATCCATACTCAGAATCTGGATTTGCAGGATATGCGGATTCTTCACGGCAGTCGGGATTATCTGGATCAAGTTGATTGTGTTCTGGATACATACATGCAGATCCAGAATAGAAAATTTTAGTCTTATTTACTCCTTTAAAATCATTAAGTTGACTTTGTGCCTCAAGAACATTAAGGTTAATAGTTGCTGAGTTGTGCATAATATCTGCATCATTCTCACCCGTGAAAACAAATCCAGCACCACCCATATCAGCAGCAAACTGATAGATCTCGTCAAAGGGTTGCAAGTATTGTGATGCAACAAAGTGATAAAAATTTCCAAGGTATCCCTTGAATTGAATCACTCTCTCGACAAAGTTCATATCTCTCAGGTCTCCCTGAATAAATTCATTTGCTTCGGTTTCAGAGAACTCAGGATGCTTAAGATCTACACCACGAACCCAATAACCTTCTGCTCGTAGTCTCTTTACCATATGGGATCCAATAAACCCACCAGCACCAAGAACAAGTGCTGTTTTCTTATAGTCACTCATAAACTATTTTAAACTCTTTTTATATATTATACTAAAAGAGGTGGGTTTATGCAACCCACCTCTGGTAACTCAGGCTCGCCACCAATTCTTTGACTGGAAATTGGAAACCAGGCGGGAGAGAGTCCCATCCGCACCAGCAAGAATTTTTAAAGTCCCTTATCTTGCGGGGACATAAGGGGTCATTTTGACTCCACCACTTAGTTTTAAGAAACTAAGAAAAGATGGGATAACTTTGATATTTCGGATATACCAAAGAACGCACATAAAAATAATACATCCCATAGTTTAAGTTTAATAGCAAAAGGTACTGTGAGTAATCCCCCAATAACTTTTAATGTTAAACCATACTTGAAATCTCCCCATAACATAGTTTGATAACCAATCATAAGGAGAAAGTTCCCAAGATATCTTAGGATACTTATTTTAGACATTAGGGGTTTGCTCCCGACCAGGGCTAGTTTTAAGTCATACCGAGACTATTTAACCATTCAGTCATCTTTCACATAAGCAGGAACACCATCAGGATCTAACCAACAGGTATAATCATGATCTTCCATAGCAGTCATGAGTTGCATTTCATTATCCAAAAGATACATGTCACGATACCTTCCAGTATAAGAATCTACCTTTTGAATACGATAATCAGGTTTTCCGTTGATTTCTAACATTCCCACCTGAACATAACGATATGGAAAACGTTCAAGAAGAACTTTTGGTTTCCTAACAACTTTCATCAAGCAACCTCTACGGTTTCAAGATCGCTGGCAACATACTCCATCAGAATTTCATAATCATCAAGAGGTTCTCCAGAAAATACCACTCCTTCATTTTCATAGAAGCGGCGGACCTTTTTATAAAGTTTCGGATTCTTTACATCAAGGTAGAACTCACCGTTAGCAGCGGCACGGAGGGTGCTAACATCTTTCTTGAATTTTGCGATCAGAGACATTGTTTTGTTTTGTTTGCTCTAGTATTATAAGGGTTGGAGAGTTTTGTGTCAAGTGTGCCAGTTGGGAAACTGGCAAGTCGGGCATAGAGGATTTGAACCTCTGGCCTTCCCGCCCCAAACGGGACGCGCTACCAAACTGCGCTAATGCCCGAAGTGTTCTATTTGATGACAATTTGCACAAAGAACTTCGCATTTATTTGCTTCTTCTTGTATTCGTTCTAGACTCATACTTTTCTTAAGCATATCTGCAACGTTATGTTCTTTATTACCATTATGATGGAATTGTAGTGCTCTATAATCACCATAACCACATCGATTACACTTAAGTGTTTTTTTCCATTCATAATACTCCGCTCGGATTTTTTTCTTACGGGGTATTTTTGTTTTAGAATAACAAGGAACACATAAATGTCTATAATATGTAGTTCCTTTTATTTTACCAGCTAGTGGAAAATCCGTCAATATATTTTCCACTCCACACGATTTACAAACTCTTGTTTTCATTTGGGAATACTATGTGTGCTCCCAAATATTTATAAGAGTTATTTAGTTCGGTGTATGATCATTATACCCAGTGCTGGAGCAATTGTCAAGCCGCACCCGATTATGAACAACCCTACTTGACTAGTCAATATAGATTCTACAATATGAAAAATCATTGTGGATATGCGTGATTAAGTGACCAAATAATCAATAATCCTATAATACCAAAAATAGTCATCGCATTATATATTGTATTATTCATCTTCGTCATCCTCGTAAGTAGATGGTTCCTCAAAAAGTTCATTCATCTTTTGTTCTAAAACTCTTTTCTGCAGTTCCTGCAAATCTTCGTCCGAAAACTTAAACACTAGTAATGGATCTCCCGCTCTAACATTATTTAACTCTGGATGTTTAACTTTAGGATTTTTTGAATATCCATAATGAGCATTCATAATCATCCATCCCTGGACAAACATCGTTACAGAAATAATTAAAAGTACAAACCACGGAACTAAAAAAATTAATTCAAAGTGATTTTGAGCCATGGAAGCAAAGGAGGAATTACTCCAATAAGTCTTAAAAGTCCCTCAGCAAATAAAGCAAGAACCACCCAACCAACGCACATACTAATGATAGAAGCATTACGGTTGTGTCGTCGTATTGCTGCATCGATCATCTCCTGAACTTCAGAAAGACTTACAAATTCATCTCCTGGTTCCATCATTTCTCATCTCCAAGAAATTTTGCCAGAGGATCTCTTCTAGTTTTTACAATTTCAACTGCTCTTCTATAGAACATATTATTTGTATTTCCAGATTGTTCAAATGTTGCCTTGATCTTTACCCAATTATCATAGGTATGTTGATCCATAGGGTTTTAAGTTGAATACTACTAGTTATGCTAGTCAGTAATTTCAACTTGTCAACTATGTGTTGGTTTCAAGAAACTGTTTAAGAGAATCTAAAATTTGTTATATTTCTAAACGGAAAGGGTGGGATTTGAACCCACGGTGCTACTAACACGGCAGTTTTCAAGACTGCTGCCATAAACCACTCGGCCACCTTTCCAGGTATGTTATAATATACTATATCTATTTAATTTTGTCAAGTGTTTATAAAGCCATCACGAAAAAGAATTGAATTTGAAAAACTTTTAAAAAAACTTGGTTATAATGATAGGAGTCCAATATTACCAATAGAAAAAAAGGAAGATTGGACTAAACAAACGAATTATATATGTAACAACAATGGTGCTTTATCAATATACACATACATCATACCATATAGTAACAAGAAATCTTATATCTATAATGAATTTTTAGATTTTTATGGTGAAGAAGATTTAGAAATAAAAATTAAAAATTTATCAAATAGAATTTTATTTGAAGAAAAAACTAGAATATTTGAAGTTGGTTGGGAAGTAAAATACAATCAAGATCCATCTATTTTTTCACTTGAAGAAAGAAAAAAAATTTTATTTCACTTTATAAAGCAAACATCCGAAATGATAACTTTTGGATGCTTTAACCTATATCCAAAGATTGGAGATATATTAGCAGCAAATCCAAGTGGAGTTAAAATAAATCAAGGATTTACCCAATCTTCTATTATTCTTGGAAAGCGACAAAGAACATCACTTGCAAAAAGATTTGGATTTGGAGATTTATACGATGATGATTTCGTATATGCTAGATATGATGAAAATTGTATTTTAAGACCTATCTAACCTCAAAGTCCAATTTACGAACTTTACGCTGACGCCTAGCCTCTTGCCAAGCAATATCTTCTTGAGTCAGAACATTTCTTTTTTTGTTATATTCTAGAGAATTTAACATAATAATCTTAGATAAATCCACCGATGAAATGACTCCACCACGAATGGTTGCCATATTTGGACAACCACAAGTTACAGTTTTACTAGGATGCCCCTCCAACTCTTTACCACAAGAGCGACATCTGATTCTTAAATTTTCCATCTTTCATTATTGAATAAATTATTTTTCAGTAAATGATCTTAAGAACCAGATAAATTTACCATGTGATTCATTAAGATCGTCAAGAAGATTTGTAGTTCCTCGTGACTTTAATTCTTCTGCAACTTCTGCCGCTTCAGAAAACATTTCTACAAGTTTTTTATGATCATCTAAAAGATCTTCAATCATCTCCATTTCGGAGAGTCCGCTTTTTGCTTCAGTCACTCTTGACACTTCAGCAACTCTTGACAAAGAACTAATAGGTTTTGCTCCAAGAAAACGAATATGCTCAGAGATTCTATCAATTTCCTCAAATAAAGAGGTATACTGCTCACCAAATAATGTATGAACTTGATAAAAATCAGGTCCAGTAACATGCCAATGATACACCCAGGTCTTCTGAAAAAGAACAAAAAGACTTGCTTGAGTATCAGAAAGAATCTTGAATAACTTTTCCATTATACCATTTTTAGGTATTTATATTATAAAGTGGGCGATACTGGATTTGAACCAGTGACCATCTCCGTGTAAAGGAGGCACTCTACCGCTGAGTTAATCGCCCAGTAAAATCAGGATTTATTCATAAGATATTCTACGGTATTTGCCACATCATTCATAGCATCACGAAGATCTGGTTGTTGTCCAGTTTCCTGTCTAACAATTGGGCGATGATCATCAGTGAGAGACCACCGCCACAGATTCATATCCTTACAATACCAGAGATTAATTTTCATTATTTTCCTCTTTCATTATATAGGATACATCAAAAAAGGGAGTTTGTCAACTCCCCATATCATCACTTACCGATACGATCAATAGCAATCCGTGCTCGGTTAAGAATAGAACCACTCAGAGGAACATAACCCAGATCATCAGCAATACTCTGTGCTTTAGAACTTAGAGCATACTTGAGAGCAGCACGAATATCATCTGCCTTCTCTCCATTACCAGTTTTGTATGCAAGAATCCAAGTCAGAGTAGAAATGGGATACGCATTTGCACCAGAAGGATTAGGATTCTCTCCAGCAAGATTGGCATCCAGAGTGATATTATTGAGAGCAACGGCACCAGAAGCAGCAGAAGGAAGAACGAACTTACCTGCCTTGTTTTGAATTGCTGCTGCTTGGAGTTTGTTTGCTTTTACAAATCCAGTATTTACATAACCAATGGCACCTGGAGTGTTCTTGACAGTTCCAGCAACACCTTCGTTACCTTTACCACCAACTCCAGTAGGCCATTTAACTGACTTACCTACACCAGGGACCCAACCACCAAAGGCATCAAGAGAATTTGTAAAAGCAAATGTAGTTCCAGAACCGTCAGAACGATAAACCACTTTCATAGGTCCAGCAGAACATCCAACTTGCTTCCAATCCTTAATGCGTCCAGAAAAGACATCCACAGTTTGTTTCTGTGTGAGTTTCAGGGTACATCCAGGTTTGTTGTAAGCAACAGCAATCGTTCCACCCACCATCGGGATTTGAACGACACCACGCTTCACCTTTGCTGCTTCGGAGGATTTGATGGGTTCGTCGGATGCCCCAAAGTCAACTGTTCCCGCAATATATTGACGAACACCAGCACCAGAACCAACTGACTGATAATTTACACGACTACCGGAAGTTAGTGCATAATCTTGGAACCATCGTTGATAAATCGGTGCAGGGAAGGTGGCACCAGCACCATTCAGAGCGGGTCCAGCAAATGCCGCAACAGGAGCGGAAACCAGACCAATAGCAATAAAGTTTTTGAGTTTCATAAAAAGTGAATAACTTCGTAAATGATTTTACTAGAAAGAAAAATTAAAGTCCACTAAGATTTGGTTAAGGTTTTGTTTTGCCCATAAAAAACCACCCCACAAAGGGGTGGAACCATCCATATTATGAGTGTTTCATCAAAATGCCGTTTTGATTTCCTCTCTAAGAATAGAAGGATTACCATCACCAGCAACAGTAATAATTGCCTCTTGTCCTCTACACCAAACTAAAATTTTAGAGTCATCCAAAGTTGCCCAAACAGCATCAGTATTAACTTGGATCCCAGTTGCATTCATAGAATAAAGTTTATTTTTAGATCTCTGAACGCACCCAAATGTCCCATAAGGAGTTGATACCTGCCGAATACTAATTCCTGGAGCAGCAGCAAGCGCCGAAGGAATGGAAGTTAAAATAACAGCGGCAGAAATTAAAGCAGATTTTAACATAGTATTAAACAATAAAAGAAGAGGGAGGATTTCTCCTCCCGTATTTATCAGAACTTAAAGGTTGTCTGAATTACACCACCAAAGTTAGAGGAGGTATCAGCAAGTGCCTGATTGTTAGAAACATAGAACACAGCAGGAGTGATAGTGATATTATCACTCACCTTGTACTTGTAGAATACTTCCCACATCAGAGCATCCTCAGAAAGACCCTCTGCATTTCCAGGTTGACCAATAGCAAAACCAGCACCATTACCCTTGGCAAATACATCACTCCACTGGAGACCAGCATACCAAGTTTGGGAATCAGTTGCACCATTAGGAGTTTCTTGACCCAAAGCATTACGACTTACAGTATTCCAACCATAACCACCACTCACAGAAGGAATGATGCCAGAGGTCTTGGGTTGCCAGTAAGCACTGATGGCATAACCATTAGAGGTCTGACCAGGAGCAAGAGCACCAGAACCACCATTCACAGCATTGAAGGTGCGAACACGAGTTCCTTCGGTGCCATAACGATAACCAAAAGCAATACCATACTGAGGAGCACGATAACCAATCTGTGCCATTGTATTCAGAGCACCAGACTCATTGAACTCGCCCTTGGTAGAATCGGCACCATTCTGAGCAACATAGTTGATTCCAGCAACGAAACCTTTCTTACCTTGAGTCCACTGAGCACCAAAACCAGAACCAGTTGCCTTGTTATAAACACCAGGGGCACCAGCAAGTTGGAAGAAGTCAAGGACATCCGACTTATATGCCGAAGGAATCCATGCCATCTCAGTATTACGAACCAGAGGTCCAGCAGTTACTGTCAGACCCTTGGTAAGGGCAGGAAACTGGTAGTAAAGACGATCCAGTTTAACCGCATCGGCAGTATTCTCTGCTTTGTCCAGTTTGAACAGAGAAGAAGAAGAACCGAAAGGTTGACTGGAGAAATTACCAGAACGCAGACGAGTGCGAAGTAAATCCTTGCCAGTGAAAGAAGTATCAAGATTCAGACGAAGATCATAATTGAAAGCAGTGTTGCCAACATTAGTGCTTGCAGGATTCTTGGGAGTACCAGGAGTCCAAGCATTATCAACGCCACCCAGAACGAAGGATGCTTCACCACGCAATTTAGTGGTAGTGGAGAACTGAGTTGCTTCCAGTTGACCAACTTGTGCTTCCAGTTTGTCTACACGACCACGAATAACTGCAAGTTCAGCAGCAAATTCTGCCTGAAGACGCTTCAGTTCATCGGTAACTTCAGTCACACGATCCAGGCAAGCATTCAGAAGTGCTGCTGCCTCATAACGGGTCATTGACTGACCACCACCATAAGTGCCGTTAGGATAACCAGCAACACAACCATAACGCTCTACAAGGTTGTTCAGTGCTTGATATGCCCAATCGGTAGGACGAACATCAGAGAACTGTGCGATGCTCGTAACCTGAGGCATATCCACATAAGGTCCATAAGGTTCTGCAAACGCAGCACCAGCGACCAGTGGAGTTGCAGCAAGGGTTGCTGCGAAAGCGGATTTAAACATAAGTACCTCTATATTTTCTCGCAGAGTTTACCTGCGGATGTAAGGAGTTTCGACATAACTCCGTTTATTCAGTGACTCAACGAGTACTTGAGGTTTTGTCACTTCAGTTTATTTAGTTTTATCGGGAATTCGGTTTCCCGAAGCGAATGACGGGGATCGAACCCGTGACACCAACTTGGAAGGATGGGATGTTACCGCTACACCACATTCGCAAATGGTGGAGGATTTTACTCCTCCAACGCACTTCTTCACACGGACTTGAGAAGTATAAGACATAATTAGTATTATGTCAAGAGCCCCCAGCGAGGATTTGCACCCGCGACTATCGCTTACAAGGCGATTATTTTAACTGCTAAAACTATGGGGGCATTTTCCTCTGTCTAGGAATCGAACCTAGTTTCCAAGTGCATTGTCTGCCTGTCCTTACCAATAGACTACCAGAGGATGTGGTAGGTGTTGGGAACTTTACCTATGTCCCCACTCTTTACATTCACTCACCCACAGAATACTAGGGATGAGGAGCGGTTTTGGCACCTACAAAGGTTTCCAGTAGCCGTTCTTATCTCCCATAAGGAAGATGTAGGTATCGAACCTACAAAGGATAGTCCCTAAAGGAACTACTGGGAATTCCACCCAGAACCAATTTATATATTACATTATTTTGATGTGGATGTCAATAGTCCTCTTCTTTGTAATCTTTTTTTAATAGAGTTTCCATTTACACCAAAAACTCTACCAGTATGGGAATAACCATAACTTTTAACCATTTCTAAAAGTTCTTCATCACTTGGATAGTTTGCCTTTTCTCTAACCTTTTTAGAGCATTTATTAGAGCAATATTTTTGTCGAATAGACATTTCAGAATTACACACAGGACAAGGAATCATTTTTTTAGAAAACTCACTTTTCCAAAAAGTATATTCTTCATCAAATCTTACTACATCATCAGGAATACTGGTAATATCGTTATGAACTTCTCTATGACAGTTAGCACAAAGGCAAACACATTTTTTAAGTTCTTCTGAAACTTTACTCCAAGCGCGAGTTACACCTTTTGAAGACAACCCAAAATCTTTTTCATCTGGGTTTAAATGGTGAAACTCTAATGCCCCAATACATTTATTATATCCACATATTCCACATTTTTCTTTAAATGCTTTTAAAGCATATTCTTTTGCTCTTCGTCTATAATCAGAAACTGCTTTTTTATTAGACATACCCTACAAATATTCTATTACTATTTATAATATTATTATATTTCAAGGGTAAAACTCCGAGTGTCAGAATCGAACTGACCTATAACAAATTAACAGTTTGCTCCCGCACCTTGCGGGCTACTCGGATTAAAATATTCAGTTAATGATATTACTTACTTTTTTTCTTCCTTATAAAGTTTAAAGTAGATCTTATAAAATCGTTTCTTCATTTCGTCAAGAATTTTCATATCATCCTCAAATCCCATATATTTGGTGAGAGTGTATGAACCTTCAAGTTCGCTTATGAGTCTTGCGATATTTATAGAATTAACTTCTTCTTTCATAA